AGGCACGTGTTATGTCGAGTTTGAAAGTAGAAGAGCCTGGACCAAACTATTGCCATTTCCCAAGAGGACAAGGTTATGAGCTAAATTATTTTCTTGGATTGACTGCCGAAAAGTTAGAGACTCGTCATGAAAAAGGTGTTCCGTATCAAACATGGGTGAAAATCCGTGCACGAAATGAACCCTTTGACTTGCGAGTATATAATACAGCTGCCATTGAAATTATTAATCCAAACTTTGAAAAAGAGTACTCAGGTACTTATAAAAAAAGAAAAAGAGTGAGGGGGTAACTAATGGCTATTACATTAGAGGAAGCACAGGAGAACCTAAACCTTTGGCTAGAAGCTGAGCGTACTATAGCCAATGCTCAAAGTTATACAATAGGTAGTCGAAGTTTAACAAAAGCTAATTTAACAGAAGTCGCTAAACGAATCACCTATTGGGAAAATAAAGTTACTGAACTTGAAATGGCTAATAAGGGTAAGCGGATGCGAAGAACAAAACAATTTATTCCATGGGATTGTTAAAAGGTAGGTGAGAGTAGTGAATATATTTAAACAAGGTGTAAAGATAGTTAAAAATTTAGTAAGTAGTAAAAGAGAGAACGGTACCTTAAAAAATGAACCTGTAAATTCTAGCGGCTACGGCAATCATGCAGCAAGTAGTTCAAAACGTTCTGTCGTAGGTTGGATTAGTTCTTTGAGTGATCCAATTGATGATATAGAGCGCAATGTTGAAACGATGCGTGAACGTTCCAGGGATTTATATATGGGTGCACCTATCGCTAGTGGATCATTAAAATCCATAGTAACTAACGTCGTCGGTTATGAGCTGAAATTAAATGCTCAAATTGATGGCGATTTTTTAGGCCTTTCACAAGAAGAAGCAGAAGCCCTTGAGGATAAAATTGAACGAGAATTTGAATATTGGGCGGATTCAAAGAATTGTGATGCGAATCGTATGTGTGACTTTGGTCAATTGCAACAATTGGCACTTTTATCGACATTAGCTTCAGGAGATTGTTTTGCGATTTTACCTTATAAAAAAAGGGTTGGATCATTATATGAACTTACAGTGAAATTAATTGAAGCTGATAGGGTTTGTAATCCAGTGATCAATACATTTTATGAAGAACGGTTAATCAATGGCGTAGAGTTAGATTCAACAGGGGAAGTTATTGCCTATCACATTGCGGATAAACATCCAAATAGCTCTTTGACTGGTCCAAATGATTGGAAACGAGTTGAAAAGTATGGAAAGCTCTCTGGACGTTTAAATGTTATTCATTTATTAGATATTGAACGTCCAGAACAACGTCGGGGAATACCGGTTTTAGCACCTGTTATCGAAAGCTTAAAGCAAATTGATCGATATACTGATGCTGAATTAATGGCAGCAGTTATAAGTGGTACGTATTCAGTATTTATACAACAGAAGCTTCAGAGCAAGACGATTTTGGTGGAGGGTTTGGAGAAGAGGATGACTATGAGGAAGATAATTCAAAAATAAAAATTGGAAATGGCTCAGTCACATTTCTTCGTGAAGGAGAAAAAATTCAAGAATCGAATCCTGGTAGACCGAATCCGAATTTTGATGCTTTTACAACAGCTATATTCCGTCAAATTGGGGTTGCATTAGAGATACCTTATGAAGTATTAATGAAGCACTTTACTTCTTCTTATTCAGCGTCTAGAGGGGCATTACTTGAAGCTTGGAAAATGTTTAAAAAGCGTCGGATATGGTTAGCAAAAAACTTTTGTCAGCCTATTTATGAAGAGTTTTTTGCAGAAGCAGTTGTAAATGGTCGTATACATGCACCAGGGTTTTTTGATGATCCACTAATTCGAAAAGTATATTGTAGAGCAGAATGGAATGGACCAACACAAGGTCAATTAGATCCTAAAAAAGAAGTAGAAGCTGCAATTCTACGTATTGAATCAGGATTGAGTACTCGTACCCGCGAAGCTCAAGAATCAACAGGGACTGATTTCTTCCGTAATCATGAATTGAGAAAACGGGAAGAACAGTTACGATATG